GTAGGTGGTGGTTTTAAAATTTGGCATTTTGAAAATGATTTTAAATCACCTTTAAATAAACATAGATCATTAGTTTTTATGACTTATTTAAATGATGTAGAAGATGGTGGTACAGAGTTTTTTCATCAACATTTATCTACACCAGCTAAAAAAGGTTTAACACTAATATGGCCTGCTTATTGGACACATACACATAGAGGCATTGTAAGTAGATTAAAAGAAAAATATATTGTAACAGGATGGATTAATTTCATAAATCAATTATGAGTACAGACGCATATCTAGGCAACCCTAATTTAAAAAAGGTCAACACACCAGTTGAATTTACTAAAGAACAAATAGTAGAGTTTCAAAAGTGTGAAAAAGACCCTCTTTATTTTATGGAAAATTATATGAAGATTGTATCTCTTGATGAGGGCTTAGTGCCTTTTAAGATGTATGAGTTTCAAAAACATATCGTAAGAACAATACACGATAACAGGTTTACAATATGCAAACTACCTAGACAATCAGGTAAATCAACAACAACTGTATCATACCTATTGCATTATGCCTTATTTAATCCTAATTCTAATATAGCCATACTAGCAAACAAATCATCAACTGCCAGAGATATTTTAGGTCGTGTACAATTAGCATATGAAAATTTACCAAAATGGTTACAACAAGGTGTTATAAACTGGAACAAAGGTAATATAGAATTAGAAAATAAATCAACTATCGTGGCGGCTGCCACATCATCAAGTGCTATTCGAGGTGGTTCATTTAATATTATATTTTTAGATGAGTTTGCTTTCGTACCTGCTAATATTGCTGAGATGTTTTTTAGCTCAGTTTATCCTACAATATCATCTGGTACAAAAACAAAAATGATAATCGTATCTACACCTCACGGAATGAATATGTATTACAAATTGTGGATAGACGCAATCAATAAACAAAATGATTATGTGCCTATCGAAGTGCATTGGTCAGAGGTGCCTGGTAGAGATGAAAAGTGGAAAGAAGATACTATTAGAAATACCTCACCTGAGCAATTTCAACAAGAGTTTGAATGTGAGTTTTTAGGTTCTGTTGATACTCTAATATCGCCGGCAAAAATAAAAGCGACCCCTTATATACCGGCGATTACGAGTAAAAATGGTTTACAGATGTTTAAGAAACCAGAAAAAGAAAGATTGTATGTAACTTGTGTTGATGTTGCAAGAGGCACAGGTAAAGATTATTCAGCCTTTGCTGTTGTAGATGTTACAAAGATACCTTATGAAGTTGTAGCAACTTATAAAAACAATGAAATAAAACCACATTTATTTCCTAGTATTATAGAACAGGTTGCTAAAGGTTATAATCACGCACATATACTTTGTGAAGTAAATGACATTGGTCAACAAATTGCAGAAATATTACAAATGGAGTTAGAGTATGATAATATGATGATGACTACACAAAGAGGCAGAGCAGGTCAAATACTAGGTGCTATGTTTAGTGGTCGTGGTACATCTATGGGTGTTCGTATGACAAAACAAGTTAAGGCTCTAGGAACATCTAGTATTAAAACATTAATTGAAAGTGATAAAATGATAATAAATGACTTTCAACTAATAGAGGAGATGTCAACATTTAGTAGGCGTGGTAACTCCTGGATGGCGGAGGATGGTTGTAATGATGACCTTATGATGTGTCTAGTCATATTTGGATGGTTGTCAAACCAGCAGTATTTTAAAGAATTAAGTAACTCAAATATAAGAAATCAGTTGTATTTAGAACAACAAAATCTAATTGAGCAAGATATGGCGCCTTTTGGATTTGTAGATGATGGTTTACCAGACCATGAGAAAGAGGAAGTTGATGAATATGGTACAGTATGGTCTCCAGTAGTCAGAAAAGGGCTGTAAATCCAGTATCTTATAAATATCTGTAATGACAAAGTTTGAATATGGGCGTATGAATAATACGAAGTTTGATAAAATTAACAATGACAAAAAGGTAATTAGCTAATTAAAAGGAGAATCCTATGGCATTTCAAGTATCACCAGGTGTTCTCGTACAGGAAAGAGATTTAACAAGAATCATTCCTGCTGTTTCAACTTCTATTGGTGCTGTTGCAGGTCAATTTACAAAAGGACCATTAGACGAAATAGTAAGTATTTCTAGTGAACAAGAATTAGTAGATACATTTGGTAAGCCTGATACAAATAACTTCGAGTTTTTTTTCAGCGCTGCTAACTTTCTACAATATTCTAACTCTTTAAGAGTTGTACGAGCTACTCAAACATCTGCCCTTAATGCTTCAACTTCAGGAACTGGAGTGTTGATTAAGAATACAGATGACTGGCAAAACAACTATGCCTCAGGCGGACAAGCTGGTAACGCAGATTTCGTTGCTAGAACAGCAGGAGCACATGGAAACAATTTACAAGTTTCTACTTGCCCAAGCGCAACCGCTTATGAGGAAGAAGGTGCAACAACTACTAACGACTCAAGTACAGCAGTTGGTGACACTACTATAACAGCAACAGCAGGTGCAAACCTAAATGTAGGCGATATAATCGCATTTTCAACTACAGCTGCAACTAACGACTATGATGACGGCGAGCAATACAGAATCACAAACATTGCAACTAACGACTTAACTATCGTTCAGCACCCTAGAGGTACTGGCGGTTTAAAAAGAGCAATCACAGATGGCTCTAATATAAGACGAAGATGGAAATATTATGATTCAGTTGACGGTGCTCCAGGAACATCACCATTTGTTTCAGATAGAAACGGATCAAATGATGAAATCCATGTTGTTGTAGTTGACGAAGACGGCGGCATTACAGGTGTACCTGGTCAAGTTTTAGAAACATTTTCAAATCTATCTAAAGCTTCAGACGCAAAAACTCCACAAGGAGATATAAACTACTATCCTGAAGTTATCTACAATAAATCGCAACACATTTATTGGACTAAGCATAACTCTAGTGGTTCTAACTGGGGTAATGCGGCTTCTGGAACAACTTACACAGCAGTTAATGATCCAACTCTTTCATCACTATCAGCAGGTGCTGATGGTTCTTCAGTAACAGTAGGCCAATTAAAAGACGCTTACGATAAATTTGCTGACTCAGAAACAGTTGATATTGGTATCATTATAGCTGGAACTTGTACAGCGGCACATATAGAAAACTTAATCACAATTGCAGAAGCAAGAAAAGATTGTGTTGTTTTCGCTTCACCTGAAAGATCAGATGTAGTTAACATAACTAACTCAAATACACAAAAGAAAAATGTTATTGACTTCTTTAGTACAATTTCATCTTCTTCTTATGTGTTCTTTGATTCAGGTTACAAATATATGTACGACAGATACAATGACTTGTTCAGATTTGTACCGTTAAACGGTGACATGGCAGGTCTTTGTGCTAGAACTGACCTTATTGCAGACAGCTGGTTCTCACCGGCAGGTTTCAATAGAGGTGTAGTTAGAGGCGCTGTAAAACTTGCATTTAACCCTACAAAAACACAAAGAGATGAGTTATATCCTGCTAGAATTAATCCAGTAGCAACCTTCCCAGGTCAAGGTACTGTATTATTCGGTGATAAAACTGGTCTTTCAAGTCCAAGTGCTTTTGATAGAATCAATGTAAGAAGATTGTTCATTACTTTAGAGAAGGCAATATCAACTGCTTCTAAATTCCAACTCTTTGAATTCAATGATGAGTTTACAAGAGCTAACTTTAGAAACATTGTAGAACCTTTTTTAAGAGAAGTACAAGGTCGTAGAGGTATTACAGACTTTTTAGTAGTCTGTGATGAAACTAACAATACAGGTGATGTAATTGATAGAAATGAATTCAAAGCAGAAATCTTTGTGAAGCCTGCTAGAAGCATTAACTTCATTACATTATCATTCATAGCAACTAGAACTGGCGTCAGTTTTGACGAAGTAGCAGGTTAAGGTAGAGGAGAAATAAAATGGCAAACATTAACGACTTCAAAGCTAAACTTGCTGGCGGTGGCGCTAGAAGTAACCAGTTTAAGGTAACAATGCCTTTTCCAGGTTACGCTCAAGTTGGTGGAGAAATAGAAGACTTAGCATTTTTATGCAGAAGCACTAAAATACCAGCAATGAATGTTGGTGTGGTAGAAGTACCATTTAGAGGCAGAAAAATCTACATTGGCGGTGATAGAACATTTGATGAATGGTCTATCCAGGTTCTTAACGATACAAACTTTAAGTTAAGAAACGCTTTTGAAAGATGGCAAAATGGTATCAACAATATGTCAGATAACGAAGGATTAACAAATCCTGTTGATTATCAAGTTGACGCATTTGTTGACCACCTTGACAGAAACGGAAATACAATTAAATCTTATACATTAAGAGGATTATTTCCAACTGGTATTGGTGAGATTGATTTGAACTATGACGAGCAAGCGGCTGTGGAAGAATTCCCAGTTACTTTCCGTTATCAATACTTTGAAAGTAATACAACTACTTAATTTAAGTAGATAAATATTACTGATTAAAAAAAGGAAAATATAATGGCTGAATTATTTGGATTTTCTATAACACGACTCAAAAAACAGTCGGATCCAAAGCAAAGCTTTACAGTAGCACCAGCGGATGATGGTACACAAACTATCGCCGCTGGCGGCTATTTTGGTCAATACCTTGATATGGAAGGTACTGCCAAAACTGAAGCAGACTTAATCCGAAGATACAGAGAAATAGCATTACACCCCGAATGTGATTTGGCAGTAGAGGATATTGTCAATGAAGCAATTGTGGCTAATGAAAATAAAGAAGCTGTAAGAGTAAATGTAAATAATTTACCTTATGGTAAAGATGTTCGTAGAAAAATTGAAGATGAGTTTAAAGAAGTATTAAGGTTGATGAACTTTAATACAAAGGGACATGACATTTTTAGAAGATGGTATGTTGATGGTAGAATATTTTATCAAAAAATTATAGATAGAAACTCTACTACAAAAGGCATAACAGAATTAAAATATCTTGACCCTAGAAAAATTAAAAGAATTAGAGAAGTAAGAAAGAAAAGACCTGAAGGAGTTACAGGTCCTAATATGCTTACAGTAGTTGACGAGTTTGTTGAATATTATCTATTCAATGAAAAAGGCGTAATCAACTCTACATCTGGTGGCATTAAGATTGCACCAGATACAATTGCTTATTGTCCATCAGGATTAGTTGACCAGACTAAAAATATGGTCTTATCTTATATGCACAAGGCAATTAAGCCTGTCAATCAGTTAAGAATGATTGAAGACGCAACTGTTATTTACAGAATTGCTAGGGCACCAGAAAGAAGAATATTTAAGATTGATGTAGGTAACTTACCAAAACAAAAGGCGGAACAATATTTGCGTGATGTTATGGCAAGATACAGAAACAAGCTTGTCTATGACGCCTCAACAGGAGAAATCAGAGATGACAGAAATTATATGTCAATGTTGGAAGATTTTTGGTTACCGTCCAGAGAGGGTGGAAGGGGTACTGATATTAGCACTTTGCCTGGCGGTCAGAATCTAGGAGAGATTGCAGATATAGAATACTTTAGAAGTAAACTATATCGTAGTTTAAATGTACCAGTTAGTAGATTAGAGTCTAACTCTGGTTTTAATCTTGGTCGTTCAAGTGAGATTACTAGAGATGAACTTAAATTTACAAAATTTGTACAGAGATTAAGAAAGAAATTTACAGAATTGTTTAATGATATTTTAAGAACACAATTAATTCTTAAAGGTATCATAAACGAAGAAGATTGGCAGAGTGTAAGAGATAGTATCACATACGATTTCTTGCAAGACGGCCATTTCGCTGAACTAAAAAACACCGAGCTAATGAGAGAGCGATTACAGTTAGCAAATGAAATGCGTGATTACATTGGTAAGTTTTATTCAGTAAGTTATGTGAGAAAACATATTCTGAAACAAAACGAGAGAGAGATCGAAGATATTGATAATCAAATCAAAAAAGAAATTGATGATGGTATTATATCTGCTCCGACTCAAGATGTTACAGATACAACTTTATAGGAGATAAATTATGTCAGAACATACAAAGGCATTTATAGACAATTTAGAAGCTGGCAAAAATGCAGACGCCGGCGAAGCATTTAAAAGTGCATTAAGAGATAAAATGGGGGACGCCCTAGACGCTAGAAGACAAGACTTAGCGGCTAGTCTTTTTAATCAAAAAGGCGAAGTAGAGGCAGAACCTCATAGTGATCCGAAACCTGAAGTTGCAGATGTAGGTACTTTTACACAAGATGGTCAAGTACAAACAACAGCACAGCAGAATGACGGTCAAGCAGAGATTGACTTAACTCAGCCAGAAGCAGAGGCGCCAGAAGCAAATGCCGAAACTGAAGCTCAGTAATATAGTCGAAAGAGATTTATATATCGACTCGGATTCTTTTAGGTCTCTAAGCCCTAAAATGAAAGACGCAATAAAAGAAATCTTTGAGAGTATCAAAGATAGTACAGACGATATTATAAAAACTTTTGAAGGCGCCGTAGATAAGGTTGCCGAGAAGTATAATATTAATACTAAAATAATTAATGATTATTTTGATAAAGAAATAGAAGAGCAATTAGGAGAATAAAAATGGCAACAACTGTTATAGCAAAGGGAGAATTTATAAACAACCCTAGTGCTAACAACATTGGTGGTGCTCATTTTGTTCATTGTGTAGCTACAGGTGCAACGCAATCAGTTATAGTAAAAGAATCAGGTGGCACAACTTTAGGTAACATATATCTACACGCTGCTGGCGATTCAATTATAATTGAAAAAGCACCAACTGATACTATCACAATAGCAGATGGTCATGCTAGTGCTGTTGGTTCACCAAGAAGTTAATATATTATGACAATATCAACCACCAAATTAGTAGATGATACTTTAAAAATTATTGTAAACTCAAACGGTATAGGTGGTGAGTTTCAACAAAAACTTGTTGATGTGGTTGGTAGTAACAATGCGAGTAGTGAGCCTAAAGTAT